AGCAAGCTAACGTATTCGAAAGCCATCAATGGCGAAAAAATACGCATGAGTCAGTCCGCTGCTAAGGAACAGTACAGTCAGATGCAGCAGGCATTTGCCAATGAACTTGATACTAATGGGCGACATTATGCTGCGATTAAAAATTCATCTGAATTGAGCACCTCTGATAAAAACCGGGCTATTGAAGCACTAGAAAAAGATCATCAAGATAAAATGAAAGTCATCTATGCCGGTGCAATTCAGGCTATGAAAGCACAAGGGCTTTCAAGCAAGACGATTCAGCAAAAACTTCAAACCGAGTTTGGTGCGACCGCTTCTCAAGCCAAAAAGGCGATGAATGCGTATTCCGATGCGATGAGCAAGGGGGTTAAGGACACAAAGCAGTTTGCCGCCGCTGTATCAGATGGAATGAGCAAGAACGTCAAGAAAGCTGGCAACGATTGGAACAAGCTAGTTCTTGATCCAAAAACAGGCAAAGTTATCACAAATCTTCCGGAGGTGTTGCACGATACAGCTAATACCAAAGAAGGGTGGAAGCGTCTAACCTTTGACTTAAAAAATGCAAAGATTAGCACTAATGCAAAAGAAACAATTGCCATAGCACTGGCATCAACTGATAAGTGGAATTCGCTTAGCGTCGATGAGAAGAACGCAATCATCAAAGAGACTGGCCGAAAAGATTTGGCTGATCTTATGAAGCGCATGGTTTCTTGGAATGATTTAACACTTGAACAGCAGCAGGCGGTTGTCAAAGGAGACTATGCACCGCTGGTTGACGCGATTATTCAAGCTGGTACATGGAATCAACTAGATGTGGAAGACAAGCAAGTCTTGGTAAAAGACAAGGCTAACATTCCGTTGGTTGATGCGCTCGTTAATTCTGGTCGGTGGAACAAGCTTGACCTCAAGACTCAAAATGCGCTTCTACAAGCAAAGGGCAAAAAAGATTTAGAAGATGTTTTGTTCAATATGGGGCTTTGGAACAGCCTCGACATGAATGAGAAATATGCCCAACTAAAGGCAATAGGTAAAACGGATTTAGCTGACATGATTGATCAGCTAGGACTGTGGGACACTATCACTCCTAAGCAAATGGAGGCTGCAGTTAAAGGGGACTACAGTCAACTAACGGCGGCAATTGATCAGGTTCATGGCTGGAATCAACTTGATACAAAGCAATTAGAGGCAATAGTTCAGGATAAAGCAACTGTTCCGCTGATTCAGGCAATGATTCAAAATCAAAAGTGGAATGGCCTTTCGGTTGAAGAAAAGAATGCAATTCTGAAAACTAAAGGCATGCCAGAATTAGCTGACATGGTTGTCAAATATGGCTCATTTGATAGTTTACCGGATTCGACAAAACGATTGTTGATAAATGATGACGATGCCAGGCAAAAGCTGATTGCTGCTGGAGTCAACATGGATAAATATAATGTCGATGTTAATCCCGATGCCAAAATTTTAAAGGGAGATAGCAATCCACTATTAGCCGAAACAATTAAAGCCAAAGAAGTAATCGCTGACTATGCAACTGTGTTACCTGATAAAAAGCAGTTCGGTGGAAACTCTAGCGGCGTTACCAATGCAGCCAAATGTGGCGAAGGAAGCATCGGGCATTACGATACAGTTCTTCCGGGACTTAAGCTGTTTATCGGTGATCCTAGTAGTGTGAACGGTGCTTCTAGTCAAGGAGAAGCATCTATAAAGGGATTTAATAGCGTCAACCCTCAAACAAAACCATTTAAAGGCGATTCATCTAGTGTTAACAGCGAGTCATCAAGGGGGCAAAGCAGTGTTCTGATGTTTAACAGCAAGGAGCCGTTAGACAAATACTTTAATGGCCACGATAAAACTAGTGGGCCTGCTGCTGCGGCAAAGCGGGCAGTCAGTTCCTTCGGCGGTGATCAGACGATTACTAAAACGTTTAATTTCGTAGCTAACGTAAGCTCAACAATTGCTAAGCTTCTTCACCTTAAGAACGGCACTTCTGATTTTGGTGGGAACGGATTTGCGATGGTGAACGATGCCTCCGGATCTAACTATCAAGAGCCTATTATCACTCCTAATGGCAACATGTTTATGTTCAAAGAACGAAATGTGGTTTTTCCGCTTGCTCGTCACTCAATGGTTATTCCTGCCGATAAGGCTCGTCGAATGAACATTCCGCGTTTCGCTGGTGGCACCACAGACTTCGGAGGCGCTGCTAATAGAATAAACCAATTGAATCCGCAAACCTTTGTTACCAGCATTTCTAGTGGTAGCAATAGTCGTGTTGAGGATTTGCTAGCAAGACTGATCGAATTAACAACTTATCAGATTAGTAACCCGTCTGTTCCTGAAGGCAAGGTTGTTCTCGACAATGGGCGTGAAGTAGGACGGTGGCTGTATCCAACAATAAATAAATTGAAAAGCAGAGACACCATTATGAGTAATAGAAGAAGGGGGATTTTCTAAGTGGCAAATTTAATATTTGGAGGTCATAAGATTGGCAGTTACTCTCTTCAATTCAGTGCAGCCCGCGGCGTTTTTTCTGAAGTTGAGAATACAACCCAGCCTGTCGGTGCCAGAGACGGGGAAATGCTTATTAGAAGTCGATTGAAATCGAGAATCATTCCAGTGACTTATGATTTTGTGGCGCTATCTCGTCGTGAATTTGAACGACAGCTAGCGCCATTGCTTTATAGCTCGGGTGTTCAGAAGCTAATTATTGATGATCGTCCTGATGAATTTTGGTATGCAAAAGTTGACGGTAAGATTGATATGGACCGGGCTTATTTTCTTGGCACTGGTACTATTAATTTTCTGGTCCCCGATGGCATTGCGCACTCGGTAGCCACGCAGACGGCTGACAACACGCCATACAAGGACACAAGCAATTTATTACTGGAAGATCCAGTTGGCACTCAGGTTGCTACCGGCAGTGATTGGCTAATCACAACCATAGGCCACTTTAACGGAGAACCGGGTAAGCAGTATACAGCCAGTGTGAACCTAGAACAATTAGACAATACCGTTTCATTTCAAGCTTGGACTGGAGACGCCAATGGCGTGCGCCAAAATATTATTTCTACAGTAGCCTTTAGTGCAACTGGGAAAGCCACAATAACATTCATTGCACCCGAAAATATAGATTACTCTACAATACTTTTACAACTTGCTTGTTTTAATGGAGACGTATCTAGATCATACGCTTGGAGTGAAACAAAAGTAGAGCTAGGCGATAAGGTAACACCATACAAGGACGTGCCAGTGAACTTGCTGACGGGGACAACAGTAGTTAACACCGGTATTATTAAAGCTGGCAGCCAAGGAATTAGCGGTTCTTCTCGTGACTCAGTCAGTATCGTTGGCGGAGAAACATACACTTACAGTATTTCGATGATTACTATGGGACATATGGGACACTCTTCGATAGCTTGGCTCGACGCTAATAAAAATGTAATATCTGCTCAAACAGGCAATAATTATCCGTGGACAGCTAATGGAGGACGTTTTTCAAATACCTTCACGGCACCAAGCAATGCGGTTTATGCTAATTTGACACCATGGTATTTTAGCCAAGTCTATACTTCAGACACGAATATATCCTGGAATCAGGAAAAGCTTGAAGTAGGCGCTTCAGCTTCTCCTTGGTCGCCTAACCCGGCTGATCCTGAATATTACGCTGATACCATCACAGTGCCTAATGCTGGGACTTATCCATCTGAGCCGATTATCACGGCTACTATCAACGGTGATGACGGCGTGTTAACTGCTATTAATGATCAGGGCAGTGTGCTACAGTTCGGCTCTCCCGATGAGACTGATGGCTTTGTGAAACAAAAGTCTGAACGCGTTTATCATCTCGATTTCAATCAGACACCGGCAGGAATAACACTCAATAATGGGGTTACGGCTTTTCCTTACTATGAGCATGGCAATGATGCCAATGTACAGTCGGGACCGTTTGGCTATAAAGATGGTATTGCCTACCCGTCCACTGAACGCCCTGCTGCCAATCACTGGAATGGGCCTTCAATGAGCGGTACCATTCCGAAAAATTCGAATGGCTCCAACACGGCTAATTTTCAGTTTGTCAATCGTGTCAACATTGGGACGAATGCCGCAGAAGTAGGCCGCTTCGAGTTCAATTTAACGTATAAAGGCAAGATTGTCGCTTCTCTTGCGCTGTTTGACGATAGTGCGTCTAATGACCAATGGGTTTTCTCTGGCACAGTCTATGATGGCCGCCAAGCACAGATGATATTTTTTGACTTACTGCCACGCAATTACTATCGTGACGGCAACTATAATGCCGTTATCACAAAAATGGGTGATCAGTTAACCTTCCGGTTAGATCGCATTGATTTGGGCGATGGCGGCATTGAGACACGGACAGTATCAGGCTTCTCTAGTGTGCCAATTGATGGCTGGACAGCTTGGTTCCCCGGATTCTCCGATCAACGTGGCTGGTCCATTAACTGGCAAGATAGCTACTTTGAGTGGATTAACGTTGATTACTGGGACGACATTCCTAACCGCTTCAAAGATGGGGATGTTGTGAAAATCGATGTTTCTAATCGGCGTGTCCTTGTTAACGGGTTTGAAGATCGAACACTGCAAACAATCGGCAATGATTGGGGTGGATTCAAGATACATCCAGGTGATAACACGATTCGCCTGCTTACTTCAAATTGGGCAAAGCAGTGTAAGGCTGAAGTATCTTGGCAGGAGGCGTGGCTATGAAGGATTTTTATTTTGTGGATAGATCATGGCATCTGCTCGGCATTGCGACTGCTGGCGGTGATGGGGTGATCCACATTGTTGATGATACTGATGATCAGCTTATCTCAGCAGGTGCTCGCACCTATTCAGGAACCATTCTGTTCACCCCTGAACTGTCTTCTAAGGTTCAAACGATGGCAGCACGTGGCAATTACATTTTGTATATGGATGAACGAAATAAGGCAGTCTTTATGACAATTATGGAATCAAGTCATGATCCGCTTGCTGGTGAGGAAACATTCACGGCTGAGGATGCTGGCATTGATTTGATTAACGAGACCGTTGGCCCCTATAAAGCTCCACAAGCAATGGGCATCGCCGATTATATTAGCCTATTCACGAATGACTCAGGTTTTGAAATCGGTCTTAACGAGATCCCTAATTTGAAGCGAACGCTTGAATGGACTGGCGAGTCTGACACCACTTTAAATCGTATTCTATCTGTTGCGACTCAGTTTGATAATGCTGAACTAGACTTTAGCTTCGATGTGTCAGGGACAACGGTTGTGCGCCGCTTAATCAACATTCATAAGCGCATAGGTGCTGATAGAAACATCACGCTGTATGTTGATAAAGACATCAATAAGATTGTGACATCAGGCAGTATTTATGATCTCTATACGGCCGTCACACCGACAGGTGGCACACCTGAAAGCAAAGATGGCGAGACCGTTGATCAGCAGCCAATCACACTTGAGGGCTATCAATGGACAGATCCCGATGGTCGTTACGTGTTAACGAAAGAAGGCGTTTTGCTAGATCCGGTAGCCAACCAAACATGGAGCAGACTTTTAGCTAAGGGTGGTGCACCGAGTGTCAATGCAGCGTATATCAATCGTGTTGTCACTTATACGGCTACTTCGCAAGCGACTTTGCTTCAATCTGCACTCTCTGATCTTAAGACTCACAATCATGAAGCAGTCAATTATGAGACTGACATTGCTGCGCTGCCACAAAATATCAACATTGGTGACACAATTCATTTAGCTGACGAGGATGAACACTTGTATCTGTCGGCTCGCTTACTCGAGCTTAAATCAAGCTATTCGATGGATACACACACAGCAACTTTGGGAGACTACCTTATTGAACATGATCAGGTAGCAGCCCAATATCGGCAACTTGCTGAACAAATTAAGAACATTCCCAAAACAATCCAATACTATCCATGGGTTCGCTACGCTGATGACGATCAAGGAACAAGCATGAGTGCTTTGCCTGCTGGCAAGAAGTATATGGCGGTTGTATACAGCAACAAGTCATCCGTTCCAAGTGACAATCCGGCTGATTACGCTGGCAAGTGGGCCTTGATTCAGGGACCAAAAGGTGACGATGGTGTTGGTGTTCCGGGCCCTAAGGGAGCTGATGGCAAAACTAGCTACTTTCATACAGCCTATGCTAACAGCATTGATGGGAAACAAGGCTTTTCAACCACAAATGGCAATGGTAAGTCTTATTTCGGCCAATATGTTGACCAGACCCAAGCGGATAGTACCGACCCAACAAAATACTCATGGGCATTGTTCAAAGGTGATACTGGACAACCTGGCCCTAAAGGCGATCCCGGAAGCAAGGATGTGCCTTATCCATATGTACAATTGTCGGCCCCAGTAAGCCCGAAAAAAGGTGATACTTGGTGGCATGGCACTAGCTACGCCGATGCTACGGCTTTGCAACTATATGATGGTACCAAATGGATTGACCAGAGTATTGCCCAAGCGGTGCTTAGCATCAAAAAGCTGCAGTCAATTGAGATTGACACTTCACTCATTAATTCCCCAACCATTAATTCGCCATTCAGCCATGTTCAAATTAGTGGAGCAAAAAGCTCAGGTAACTTGTCATTAAGCAATGCTGCTCTTCAAATATTAGGCAATATTGAGAATAACAGCGGTAATCCTAACGGACAATACTACAACACCATCCTTAACCCTAGCGGAATGACAAACTACATCACAACGCCTGATCAAAAGGGGAACGTGTCGTCAGCAGGATTGCAAAACGGCGCGCTTCAATTGAAAACGCTGATAAGTGACCCTAGTGCTGCAACCAAAAAATATATACAGTCCGAATACAAATCAACCGACAATGTCACTTTCTTTTACGTCAACTCTCCGGCCATCACAACTGCGAACATGTCCTATGCATACATTTACTATATGCGCCGCGGCAATATTGTTACTGTACAGTTCGTGTTAGGAATCTCGCAGCAGAAGCCATGGGTTGTCTTGGCTGATGTTCGACCCGGATATAAGCCCTATGCAGAATCAGGCGTTGGTTGTTATGTCAGCAATACAAATTACGTTGGACAAGCCTGCCAGATATATGTTTCAAAAAATCAATGGGTAACGATGCCAACAGGGCCAACAGGTGAATGCCGTGGATCAGTTTCGTATTTGACCCAAGATGATTACCCAACAAACGATTCATATTTTAGCTAGGAGGCAACTATGAAAATCAAAGTGTGGACGGATAGCAATAATCGGCTACTTAATTGGGCATATGCTGATGAAAACAGACCAGTAGGGCCGACCGATGAAGGATTCGAGGTTATTGAAGTTGACGATGATGTTTGCTTGTACGAGAACCATGCAAGTATTGTTGATGGCAAGGTTGTTCCAGATGCTGGCTATGATCCAGACGCTGACAGACCTACACCTGAGCCGTCTGCGGCTGACTTAGCAAATGCTGAAACTATGAAGATGGTTGCTAGTATAACTATGTCAAACGCAGCTTTGATAAAGCAGGTGGCAACGTTGACCAAGGAGGCAAAATCGTGAACGCATATAAACCATTAATTATCAGCTACTATCAGCAAGGAATCTACAACAAGGATGACTTAGCCTTGTTCGTGAGTGTCGGCTGGATTAGCCAAGCAGAAGTAGATGAGCTTGTTAAGCAAGTCGCCAGCAAAAGCTAGCGGCTATTTTTGTGGAAGGAAGTGAGAAAGTGACATTTTTTGGATACACGATTGGTGACTGGGCGGAGTTCATATCAATCATAGGGGTGGGCGTAAGTGCGGGCAGCTGGCTGTTCAAAAAGATTGCCTTAGATCCATTGCGTTCTGATATTCAAATGCTTTCAGAGACAATTAATCGTCAGCTAAAACTGCACGAACAATCGCTGGCAGACTTGAATGCTCATCTGAAAACACACGATGACGAGCTTGGCAGTCACTCGGTTAGAATCACTCGATTAGAAGACCATGTAGGCATTAAAGGAGATAATGATGATGAATAATTGGACAGAACTTTTAGTATCACTTGCAGTAGCAGCAATCCCGATCATTGGGGCTTGGATATCAAAACAATTGCTGGCTAACAAACAAGCGCTCACTTTGGTAAAGGTATTAGGCCCATTGGCAAATGCTGCGGTAACAGCGGCAGAACAGCTTGGTGTGACGCAGGCGATTGACGGTGCGGTCAAGAAATCGACTGCCATTCAGGCTGTGAAAGATGGCTTGAAATCGCTTGGCTTCACCAGCACAGACGAGCAGACAATTGCCAACGCGGTTGAGAAAGCTTTTGCGGATTTGAAAGACAGCCTAGCAGAAACCTATCCACAAAAGACAGTTGATCAGGAAGCATCTAATCAAGACAAAGTAGCTGCCGCAGCTCAAGCAGCCGCGGATGCAGTTAAGGCTCAGCTGGCACCGAAATCTGTTGCTCCACAGCAATAAGGAGGGCACCATGAAATTTAAAACTAAACTAATCACTTCGGCAGTCGCCTTCTTGGCGGCTATTTCTTTTGCCCTGCCATCGCAGGTCAATGCGGCCAAGGGAGATCAGGGACCTGATTGGTCAAAGTATCAGGGAGCAAGTGGACGATATGGAACAGATCAAGACAAGTTCATCATCGCTCAGATCGGCGGGACTTACGGTGGTACTTACATCGATCAGTGGACGTACGATAGCCAAATTGCCAGTGCAAAGGCGGCAGGAAAACGCGTGCATAGCTACATCTGGTATGGTGTTGGTGCAAGTAGCCAGTTGGGGTTAGAAGCACTTGACCGTTATATGCCTCGTATCAAAGCGCAGACACCAAAGGGAAGCATCGTTGCTTTGGACTACGAAGATGGTGCTTCTGGCAATATGGCAGCTAATACGGATGCAATTTTAGCTGGCATGCGGCGCATTCGTTCAGAAGGCTACACGCCCATGTATTACAGCTACAAACCGTATACATTGGCACATGTTGACTATCAGCGCATTCTGAAAGAGTTTCCTAACAGCCTTTGGATTGCTGCTTACCGTGATTATCTGCCAACTACCAAACCAGACTACGGTTATTTTCCAAGTATGGATGGGGTAGCTATTTGGCAGTACACGAGCGCATTTGGGTTGTCGCAAGGCCTCGATGGTAACATTGATCTGCTTGGTATCACTGATAATGGCTACTCGAGCCAACCAGAAACCCCGTCAGCACCTGTAACACCGGTGCCAAGCCAACCAGCGAAATCAAATGCAGCCAGTGATTCCGACTATGCGCAAACTGGTGTTTTCAAGCCTTCCACGACTGTTAACATCCGCACTGGTGCTGGTACAGGATACACGGCAGTTGGCAGCTATGTGCCGGGTGAGAGCCTTGTGTATGATCATGTGTATATTCGCGGTTCATACGTCTGGGCACGGTACCTCAGCTACTACGGTCGGTATCATTATGTTGCCTTGGGCGTGAATGGTGGGGAGAGCTATGGCTCGCGTTCGTCTGGATATACTTCGCTGGTAAGCCACACGTATTATACAGTCCGCTCTGGTGACAGCTTCTGGAGTATTGCCAGCAATTATGGCATCAGTATGTACACGTTAGCCGCTAACAATGGTAAGTCAATCTACAGCCTGATCTACCCGGGCGAAAACCTGTATATCAAGTAATGGGTTGCCGTTGAAACCAAAAAATTTAAATAAGGTGAGTGCATATGTCTAAAAAAATTGATCAAGCACGAGTTATTGAGCAAAGTTATGTGAGACGTGACTTAATGAGAGCCGTTTCAGAGTTGATGGATTCCGCTTCAGACAAGCATTCAACTGATGAACTTATAGATGCTGTTGCCTCCGTTCAGTCTGTGACAATGGCCTTGGAGCATAAATCAGCCGTTTGCGGTCCTCCTGGTCTATGTGGCTGGGACGGAGAAGAATACTGATATATCAGGTAACAAACAGCCCTCTGCTCGCTAACGCGGGTGGAGGGCTTTTTTTGGATGAAACAGTTGTTTAACATTAAACTAAAAGTTATCATTGTGTTAAGAGTACTTGAGGAACGAGGAATTGATTTGATAATTGATGACGCAGAGGTCAAGGACCATAGCTTCCATGAAGCTGTGGACCCGTTGGAAGAATCGCAGTATTTCAATTTCAGACAAGATGCTAATGTGGTGTATCAAGCGCTGTCGACTTTAGAAATTATACCAAACCAAAAAATTAGCATGTTAGTTGATATGTGGCCCTGTCAGTCTTTATCAATACCCGTTGTAATGTACTCACCCAAAAAGCAGAAATGCGACAGAATAAATTTTGAACTTGTTAAGCCCCTCAAAGACAATTATGGTCGTTCCGTTTTTGAATTTAGAGCTAAGCTGTCCATGACGGAGTTGCGCAGTATTTCATTTATAATGAAGAAAGTGGACGATTGTCTATTTTTAATGACCTATACATTTCACAAGCAAAGATTTGAGAACGGAACACCCGTGGAGCCTAAAAATACTGAATTCGATGTTTTCTCTGGATCTGAAACTAACGTTTTTTTAAAAAGGGCTATTTCTGACTTTTCAAAAGAAGACATATTGAGCCACTTTTTATAGCGGAGGTTAATCTGAATGAATCTTAAAGATGCTATTCATAAGCATATGGAAATAGAAAATGATATTGCGCCATTTTCTGTTAAGCTACGATCAGAAATTGTTTGGTCATTTGTTTCATCAGGGCTTTCAGATAAGGACGTTGTTCAAGCGTTCCATTTGACAGATCATAAGTGGAATATGATGCTATACGGATCTACTGAAATACCAAATAAGGAATATCAGCTAGTTCTTAATTTTCTAAATAATCCGAAAGGCTTTTATGCAGGTAGAGGTCTTCCCATTTATGCTCAATTAATAAAGAAAAATAATAGTGGCATGCAGTACGGTGGGATTGATGAAAGCAATTTAACGTATAAAGAACGGCATAATAGTCAGCCTTCGTCTATTTTGGCTCAGTTTCATTCCTCTCCCTCTGATATGTTGAGCTGGAGTTTGGCAAAAGATGAGGCTGAATTTAAAGGAAACAATGAAGATGCTGATGATTCAATAGAGTTGAACCGCACAATATCTGTTGAATGTTAAGGAGTATTTTAATGACTGATAAAACGCGCATCGATGTACTAAGCTCTAAACTACTTTTTCTGCATTACACTCCGTTAACTATATTTACAAGTTCCTATCTTGAAGGGGCCTATCCAGAGTTAAAAAACGTACAATTCAAAAGTGAGCTTCCAAATATTAATGGTCAAAACATAAGCGTTAGTTTCGGCAAGACAGGTTTTTTGGATTTGGCTAAAGCCAACAAAGAAAGCGAAAACACAGGGGTTAAGGTTCGGCTGTCTACATCTGGTTTCATTATTGAAAAAATAGCCGAAAATGTATTTACGGCTGGCATTAGAGTTCGCTTAGGGTTTGAGTATGAATCAAAAGAAGATGCTCTAGAATTTATAAAAAATAGTACGCAGCCTTTTGCTGTTCCAGTGCTAAATAAGCTCAGCTTTATTAGATCGAGTATTACTTCCGCTACCATGCCGTTCCCCCTTGTTGATGACTTAGCGTCAGAGCTTTTCAAAGGGAATGCTGAAATCGAACGCGGATGA